CCCACCTTTGTAGTTTCACATCGATGGGATAATTTTAATTATTTCGTGTGTCTACTTCGGTGGGATTATATCATTTATTGTCTTTTTTTTTCTTGCTTTTTTTCTTAAGTTGCTGAAAGTATTTAATTGATCATGATTGAATATTGTTCATGTATTGCATACAATTCTATATGCGTTGGGGTTGCTGCCTAAATTTGAAAATCGCAACAGGAAAAAGCGACCCTACACACCCCATGCCTTCCCTCTTGACCAAACCACATTTTTTACACCTAGCACTTAATACAACAGAGTGCTAACACGAATAATTGCTAACACAAACCACCCCCTTTTTTAGATAAAAATTTTAGGAAAGCGAAAATTCGAGTTTTGAAAAAAATGAGTTCAAGTGTTTTTTTATAGGGTTAAAAACGTCCTCAATAAAATCATTTATAATGTAGTGAGGTAGAGAAAGAGAGGATGAGAGTATGCCAAGGGCAAAGAGTGTTTCAGAATTAAAGCGTGAGGATGAGGCTAAGAGGTTCTTTGACGAGTATTCAAAGAGTGGGAATATTACGAAGTCCATGCAAAAGATTCGTCCTGATTTAAGCGATAAGAGTGCTTATAACAAGGGATATAAGATATTAAACAGTCCTTTATTTAGAAATGTCATACATGAGAGGGTAAAAAAGAGAGACCAAAGAAGTGTTATGACAGTAGAGCAACGTAGACAGTGGCTTAGTGATAACATTCAAGACGAAGAAAAGGACATGAAAGACAGACTAGGATGTTTAAAGGAATTGAATAGAATGGATGGCATTGGGAAGAGCAATATTTTAAATGTTGGAAGTGTAAATAATATTACGGTTGAACAGAAAAGAGCGATTGCGGAAGAAAGAATCAACGATATATTAGGAATCAAAATGGGAAGTGAGTTTTTAGATGCCGAGGTCATAGAACACGAGGAGGACGATAACAGTGAAGAAAGAGACTCTTAGTGTTAAAGAACAGTATTTTAAGGATGTAGAGGACTTAAAGGAAGCTAAAGCTATTAATAAGAGCCAAGAAGAAGTTGTTAGGTTGTTGAAGGAAGCTACCCCGAAGTATAAATTAAAGAATTGGACGAGAGGTTATATCCCCGAACATTACAAACGACTCAATATTTCTAGACAGGAAGCTTTCAGACTTGCGGTTATCGGTGCAAGAGAGGCTTTGACATATTTTCAAGTCAATCTTCACTTTACACAAGCTATGTTGTTCGGTGCGGTTGTAGAGGGGTATGATACAATCTATGCAATTACTACTTCTCAGTACGGAAAAAGCTGGACTTTAGGTATGATTGCTATTTATCGTGCGTATAAAGGACATCAAGTACGAATTGCGGCCGCAACAGGAGAAACCGCAACTATCATCATGTCAAAAGTTATTGGACATCTACAAAATGCAGACGAGTCTATTCAGAGTTCTGTATTAGATTCAGGAAACAAGATTGAAAAATTACAGACTTCTACTTCCAAAACAAAGATTTCATTTAAAGGCGGAGGATGTGTAGAAATCGTTACATTAGGTGGAAACAGTGTAGACCCGAAGAAAAACAACAACGCTATCGGTAAGGGTGGAGATTATATTATTGACGAAGCTGCCCAAGTCAGTGAAGATGCGTATGCCGAGATAGGACGAAGGGAATTTTCAAGTGTTGACGGTTCAAAAGAGCTTGAAATTGCTATTTCCAACCCCCACAAACGTGGTGAATTTTACGATTGCATGACAAACGACAAATACCCCGAAGGAACATTAGTTGTTTGGATGGATGTCCGTACTGCTTACGAAGAAGATCGTATGAAAAGTGCATCTCAGATACTAAATTCTCACTTTTACAAGAATAGAAGTACTTGCCAACGTTATTTAGTATGCGAATTAGAGGAATTTTCAGACGAAAGTATGTTTAAAACAATGACTTTAGACGACGATAAAGTCGATAATTCTTATAAAAAGCGTTTTTTCTTAGGTGTTGACTCGGCTTATACAGGAAAAGACGGTATAGATGTAGCTTTATGCTCTCAAAATAGATATGGAAACTGTAAAATCGAGACAATTTACAATCTTAAAGAGGGTGTTTGGGTGCAAGGAGTCACATCTGAGAAGATTATTACCAAGATTGTTAAGATTATCGAGACATTAAACGTCAAATATGTTTGTGTTGACGTTGGTTTTGGTACTTGGTTGACAGAAGGATTATCAAAATACTCGGATAAGCTAGGATTTATCCTTGAGGGTGTAAATTTTCAAGGAGGGCCAACAAAAGCACGTATCAAGGCAAGACATTACAGTGCAGCTTACGCATTTAATCTAAGAGCGGAAATGTATTTAGACTTTCAGCAGCTAATGGACAGTAAGAAATTGACTTTCACAACGGAAGTTGCCAAAAGATTGAAGCCTGAATTGCTTGCTACAAGGACTGTATCGAAGAACAATAAGAAGATAGCCATTATTCCTAAGGAAGAGATAAAACAACGCTTAGGACACTCTCCTGATGCCCTAGATTCCTCGGTACTTTCTGTCCGCAGTTGTTTAATGTATAATCTAAGCGGTGAAATACTTGCGTATGCAGAGAACGATTAGGAGGTGCTAATTTGAGTCGAAGAACAAAGAAAAGACAAAAGGATAGAGTTAAACTAGCATCCAATACCTATGTGTCACCTAACATTTCGCAAAATATTCACAGTTCTAATGCAGAAACCGAAGCCGAAAAGGTAATGGAAGCTATGTTAAACTGCAATTCAGACTGCATCAACGGATTTATAAAGACAAACTTTAAGAATCAGTTTGAAGAGATTGATTGGATGATAGAAAATCTACCAACGCTACCATACGTTATCGGCAAGGTTATTGACTTTATATTCTCAAACGGTATCACAACAGGTGATGAGAATTTAGACAAGAATGTTCTTATGCCATTCCTTTATAGACACAATGTACAGGGTGTCACAAACTATTCCGTACTTCAAAATGCTATTATGCAGTCCTTATTGTACGGAAAATGCGGTATTCGTTGGCTAGACGAAGATAAAGGGATTATTACAGAGAATTATCGCAATTATGTTTCTATCATGCGTGAAGATGATGAATATAAAGGCTTTAGAGTTCCTATCTGTTATGCTATGTCGGCAAACGATAAAGAACCTATCTCATTAGGAACAAAGGCAATCGACTTTGACGAAGCATTATTCCTTAAAACAGGCAAATTAATGTCAAAAGACGGAACAATCATTGTAGAAATACCCGATAATTTCTGCAATTTAAGAAACGGAACAGACGATGAGAACGGATTATCTTGTTTATTGCGTGATAAACAACGTCTAAAGCTTTTAGGTGCTGTTTACGAGCGTTTGAACTACGATATTCAGTATGATGGCCCTGGACGTTTGATTTTTTGGCTAAAAGATGGATTTGCCAAGGGAGATACGATTGATTTATCGGCTTCACAAGTTCTAGACGAATCATCAAGTTCTAAAGCAGACAGAGCTGACAAAGCAAGAATTGAGGCTAAACGTCTAGGTCAAGAAATAAGAAATTCAAAATCAGACAATGTAATCCTTGCAAGTTCTATTTTTGAAAAGATGGATCACTTGCCTCGTGTTACAAAAGGTACAGAGTTCTTAGAATACCTTCAAATGAAGGAAGGTTCTATTATTTGTCAGTGTTTCGGTCTTACTCCTGAATTGATTGGTTTAGGGGATGTATCAGGAAACGTATCTATGGAAAGAATCATAGATAATGCCATGACAAATACAATCGTGCCAATGCGAGAAAGGTTCTCCACTCAGATTTCTCCTATGTTAAGTGAGAAATTAGGTGTACCAAAGGTTTATTTTGATAAATACGAATTGAAAGAACAACAAGACAAGTCTGCAAAGACATATAAATTGGCCTTGTCAGTTACTCAAATCGTAGGTGCTATTGTCAACGGAGCAGAAGCGTTAGACGAGAACACAAAGAATTACATGATGGAATCAGTTACTAGAATGATGGATTCTATCGAAAAAACGCTATAGCGAGAGGAGAAAATAAAATGGAAATGGATATTTTAAAAAGTATCTTATCTGAAAATGAGGTAACACCACTAGGAAGTTTGAATGGGACTCCGTTATATTCATTTGAAGATGCACAGAGAATCAACAAGATTGGATTGGTAAAAGAGAAAATCCAAGGTAAAGAGGTAGAATTTGGCGAAAGACCAATGCGGCCTGATGGATTAGGATATTTGGAAACAAAATCCAATGCAATCGCAGTTCCAACTTCTTTCTTTGAGAACAGATACAGAAAAGTTGAAGTAAAAGAGACGATTGTTGATGAAAAAACGAAGAAAGAAAAAGAAGTTGTTAAAGATGTATATTACGAAGTCGTAACAGACTACAGAGCTTGTAAAGAACAAGCAAGTGGACGTGTATATACAACTACAATTCATGTATATCAGATTGGAGCTAAGAAAGATTCAAAAGGGAATGCTGATTTATTCTTAATTGGTCAAAGAAATATTTCAGATACAGACTTTATCAACGAGTTCAAAGGTAAATTAAACAAAGAATCAATGGTCAAGATTCTTAAATTGATTGGTAATAACAAAACAGAACAAGTAGAAGATACATTAGAGTTTTAATTAGAAGTAAAAAGTAGAAAAAAACAAGGCAATATTTGGAAATAAACAAAAGGTATAAACAGTTTTCACTGTCTATATAGATTTTTGCATATTTCGAGGTATTGCCTTTTTATATGCAAGATAATGAAAGGAGATACATAAATGTCAATTAAACGTAGTTTCACTGTAAAAATCACTTTTAAAGAAGGGTACGGAAACCCAATCACTTTAACAGGGAAAGATGCAACTGCTTTTAACACTGCTTGGCATAACAAATTGAATGACCAAGACGGAGCTATTGGATTTGAGTATCCAGTTATTACTACAACAGGTCAATCACCTGATCAAAAAACAGTAACAACTTGGACTTCATTCTTATTCTGCAATGTAGCAAAAGTAGAACGCTCAGAACAAACAGAAACAAAGTATACAGACGATCAATGCCATGATGCTTAGAAGGAGAGACCATGCAGAACAACGTACAAACTATTAACGGTGTTACTTGGTTCGATTCCCTAGAAGAAAGAAACGCTTTCTTAAAGCAAAATGGTAGACATGAGTTCGCATTGGAAGAAGCAGCAAAGAACGCAAAACAGTATTTGAAACTTCTTGATATTATCGAAGAAAAAACGCAAATTGACGTTTATTCAAAATTAGATAGCGGTACTTTGCTATACGGATATGTAGTTCTTGAACCTAAGAAGAAATATAAGATTCCCGAAGATAAAGTTTTGTTAGAAGCACTTAGAAACAAAACTATTCAAAAAAGATACGATTCCACAATGGAAGAAATCTTAAAAGGGGCAAAGATTCCATACGAAGTCAAGAAATGTAATTCATGTGGTGGAAGGATTCAGAAATTATTCTATAAGCCCGTAATCGTAGTAGAAACGGAGACTAAGAAATAATGCCACAAAAGAAAAGAGTTCCAACATATGTAGCAAGCATTAAAGATAGCATTGATCGTAGAAAAAAAGGAAAAGCATTTTACGACAATGCAATCACTTTATCGAGCGTAGATAAAGAAAACCATTATGTCAGTGTGAACCTATCCTCAGGGTACGTAGAAAACAAACCTACACGTCTTATTGACGAGGGGGCAATAACATATGAGGGTGGAGATGATATTCGCCTATACATCAAAAAAGGGGCAGTACAAGCTTTCTACGATAGCTTGAGTCCTGATTATGTAGGATATATCAACCTAGCTCACATTGACATTACATCACTCCCTTTAAACTTAGGTACATGGACTAAAGATGATTTAACAGTTGTCGATATTGGTGATGGAAGAAAAGGTCTTGATGTAAACGTCAAACTAAACAGGGAATTGCACATTGTGCAAGATTTATTGAAGCAAGAAATACCATTGAGTATTAGTGCAGAACTGAGAGGAACACTCGATTTAGAATCGTCGTTTAAATTTAATGCACCATTCTACAACGAAATCGAGATTGCTGGTTTCTCAGTTGTTGCAAATCCAGCCAATGTAAACAGTACAGGCGAAAATTTAAACAGTAAAGGAGACTCAGAAATGAACCTATGGGAAAAGATTTTAAAGTTGAGTTCTGAAAATAAAGAAGAAAATAAGAATGAAGCTTTAGAAAGCAAAGAGGAAGAAAAAGAAGAAAAAGAACCTTCTAAAGAAGAAAAAGCACTTGAAAGTAAAGAAGAAGGAACAGAAAGCAAAGAAGAAGATAAAAAAGGCGAAGAAACATTAGAAACTGTTGAAATGTCTAAGGATGACATGGAAAAAATCAACAAATTTATGGATGCTTTTGAAGCTTTAAGTGCAAAAGTTGAAGCATTAGAACAAGAAAACGCTGAATTAAAAGAAAAATTAAAAAGTTCTAAAAAAGAAAAAACAGAATTTGAAAAGAAAGCAGAAAGCACATTAGACAGATTGTCTAGTTTGATCTCAGGACAAGTTAGCGATAAAGAAAAGAAAGAAGAAAAATTATCTTCAACTTCTAAAGTTAGCGGAGATATGTGGGGATAGGAGGTAAACCATGTTAGATTTATTATTTACAAATCCTGATAACACATTATTAGAAAAAATGGCGGTAACACCAGGAATGGTTGAACGTTTAAGTTCTAATATCGAGGATTTAACATCATTTTCAAGAGCTTATATTGATTATGAAAAAGCAAGACAGAATTTAGCAGCAAACGCTTCTAAATCAAATGTAGGAACAGTTGGTATTGGTACTGATTATTCAGATAACTCACCAGCCAATCCATTCCAAAACGTGTTCCCATTAGTTTCTTGGTTAATGAACACACCAGCTTCACGTAAGATGCAAGGTGCTATGAACCGAGGAGCATGGAGTGTTACAAAAAAATCAGATGGCAAATTCTATATTCAGTTGCCATTCACATACGGAACAACAGAACCTAAATCAACACAAGGTGAATGTTGCTGGGTACCATTAGATTTAGCTAAATGTGGTAGCAATGCACCATTGGCATTGTTGTGTTTAAAGAGTTGCGAGCCTATTATGGACAACTTAGTAAATGAAACACGCAAAATCAAGGCGAATGACATGGTTTGCTACTTCCAACGTGAAGGAGAAACTATTAAAGAAGCTCAGAAACGTATGGATTTAATTTCAATGGCATACTTCACTGCTATTAACGTAATTTTAGGAACAATGGCTACAGGTACTGCTACATTAAAACCATTCCACGGATTATTGGAAGTAATGGAAGATAAAGCAGTTATCAAAATCGTAGGTACAAACGTATTATCTGCATTTGATTCAGTTGGTTTACGTTTAGCAGCTTTAGGAGATGGCGATTACAAATTCGCTTGTCACCCATTAGTACTTGAAGGTATTAAGTCTGTAATTGTTCCAGGTAAATTTAATGGTGAATATCCTGATGGATGGACTCGCAATAGAGAAACAGGCGAAGTCGCATTTAAAGGACATGGATTTATCGCAGATAAATTAGTTCCATGTGACATTACAAAAGGTACAGGTGATGTATGGGTATTAGAAGGAAATACAGTAGGTTTGGTAATGGGAACTACTTTCCAACCATCTGAAAAATTCCAACGTCATACATTCGGTGCTACAGATAATCCATCAGATGGTTGTGGTACTCATTGTGATTACTACTACAACTTTGGATGTGCATTCGGAACGGATGCAAATAGATTAATGGTTATCCAAGGTGTTCCAATGTCAGCAGCTACATTAGGAGATACATTAAACGGATTAGACCTTGTATTAAAACCAACAACTATCGTACCAATCAACATTGGTGAATAATGTACGAAAAAATTGTCGAACAATTGAAAAACTATTGTTCGTGCATAAAGGAAAGCGATTTAGAAGCAGATAAGCTTGAAAAGAATGTTGGAGAACTAATTGATTTAATTAGTACCATCACTTGTTGGAAAAACCATCCTTGTGAGACTTTCCTCTCATCTCAAAGAGAGGAAGTCTTTGATGTTGGTGAATTTAAGAAATGTGGTTGCGATTCAGGAATTGTACGCATACCGCTATTCTATCCAATGATTGATCCAACAACGATTGAGGTATCTGTTATCACTAGAGAAAGAATTACATTTACTACTCACAAACTAGAAGTTGATAAAGATTTTTCTTATAACCCATACGATAGTATCGTGTACGTTGATTTATCTAATATCGACTACAAAGATGTTTGCAATTGTGGATGTGATGAACTATCTAAAATCGTTGTCAGTTATGTAGCTGGATATGAAACGATACCTGAATGTCTATTGCCTGTATTCTGCGACTTCCTACAATTCGTTATCGCAATGAACAGATGTGAATGCGGTTGTAGCACGTGTGAAGAAACAGATGGCAGTGATGTTCTTATTTCAGAAGAAAATTCTGATGCTCAGATTTCAATTAGTGTGTATGTTCGTGAACATATTACAAAAGCGTATTCAGAGCAATTAGGTATCTTGTCAGTATGTAATTCAAAAGACACATGGGTTGGTGCAGTAGTATGAGAATTAAATATATTGGAATGAAAAGTTCCGTAAAAAAAAACGGATGCCCTGTATGCGGTGCGAAAGCCAAATCAAACACATCTTACGAGTATTCAAAACGTATGTGTTTGCCTAGTGGCCTAGTAAAAATCTTCCTTATGAACAAAGTTGAGGAAGTATCGTATGAAGATGGTGTATTTCTAAAAGGCTTTAAATACGTCTACGGAGGCAAACTTTATTACCCCTTTATCGAGGTATAGGAAATGCTAAAAGGCCTCTTAGAAGATGTTATAGAAGCGTGTGAAGAAGATTTTGAAGGATTGGCTAGTGAATTAGAAGAAACTATGCGAGAAGAAGCTCCAAGAGGGAGTAGATTCTATGCTCAAGAAATGACAAGTATGCCATGGAATGAATATAGGCCAGGTGCTTTAAAGGATTCGATCACGAAAGAAAAAGTATCTAATACCGAATATATAATCGGAGTAGATGCTGACAAACTAGAAAAAGATTCTAGAAACCCTTCTCACGTTGATTACTCACCAATGGTACAGAATGGAACTAAACGTGTTTATACGTTAGTACGTAAAAACGGAGGGCCATTCGTTTGGGTAGATGAAATGGGAAAGAAACACTTTGCAAACAAAATTAAGATGCCACCTAGAAAGGCAAATGATTTTGTTGCTAGAGCGGTATCTAGATTTGATGCAAAAGTTAAATAAAGGAGATTAAAAATGGAAGAAAAAGTTGTAAAAGCTAAAAAGACTCCTGAACAGAAAGTAGATGTTCAAGCATTTGTTTCACGCAAATTAAACGCTTTAAATCAATTAGGCGGTGCTAAAGCAGAACGTGCTATGGAGCGTGTACTAAAAGCTACAATGGGAGGGCAAAAATAATGTCTAACTGCAACATTAACAAAATCATTAGTGACAAATTAAGTGTCTCTAAATTAACTAAAACTCAAGAAATTGATATTACTATCATGAGTGATATTGATTCTTGTTTAAAAATCAATACTCGTAAATTTGAAAAGATTACAGGTACTTCTAGTGCTTATACATCACGTACTATTGCACCTGATTTAATCAACGTTTGCGAATCATTTGGATGTAAGAATACAGGTACATTGTTCATCACTTCTAAAGAAACGGATGCAGAAGGTGCAGGCGGAAACAAAGTACACACAAGCGGTGCAGTATTTAAAGCATTGAAAAATGCATTAGACTTTGCAGCAGGTGTTGTTTACTACTACGTAAATGTTCCTCAAGCAGGTACTTACACAATTACAACAAAGATTTCAGATGTTTTAGATCATGAAATGACTAATGCAGATGAATACACAAGCACTTTAAAAGCAGATAAAGAAGGATTCTACCCTGTACAGATTGACTTATCAACAGTTCCTACAAAGGTAACAGGTAAAGGATGGGAAGCAAGTACATCTGGTGTACGTTTAAGTATTGAAGTAGCATTAACAGATAAATCATCAGACAGTATCTTGATTGGTCTTTCTTCAATCAGTTTCTTTGAAGAATTTGCAGACTTAGATTCTAACAACGATATTAAAGTAAGCTGCTTATCAGGATTTGATGGTGATGATACTGTAGACCCTGTAGATACAAGTTGCTTTGACGATTCTTATGATGATGATTCAGCTTCTATTGAGCGTTCATTTACAGGTACTCAATTAACATCTAACTACTTAACTATGAACCCATTCATTGGCAAGGGAGATAAATCTCAAGGCTTTATGATGCGTACTCAGGAAGTAGTTATTGAAGCAGATAAAGAACATCCTGAATATGGTTCAATTCATATTGCAGACCACTTTGTTGAAGAATGTGGATTTATCTATGCAGCATTGAGCGACCAATGCAATATCACAGATTCTACATTGAACCGAATCAACACTCCATTGTTGGCTAATTTAGATGAGTCTCAATACCAAGTATTGAACAGTAAAATCAATCCAAGCTTAGATATTGAAGGTTCAAAAATTTACTTCAACAAAAACTTAGTAGGTAAAACATTGAAGATTTCTTATCCAATGACTGTTGATGTATTGCAACACTATGTAGCAAACAACGATAGCTTAAAGAATAAGAGAGCGAAAGTTACAATCACTCGTTATAGAAGTGATGGAACTGCGGAAGTATTTACTTACCACAATGCAAAAATTACTTCATTCCCAATGGGTATCCCTGATGACGGAGCGTTTGAATTTAGTTTAGCGTTCAAGAAAGATACTCGTGGAAACTGGTATGAAGTATATGTAGTAAACAAAGCTAACGCTAATTTATAGAAATTGAGAGGCAAATGAGATGGAAGAACAAAAGATTTTAGAACCAACACAGTTAAATGCCATGATTGAAAAGTTAAAAGTAGCTCGTGAGGATGATACTCCTCACGCAGTCTATGGCAATGGTGGTGAAATTGCAGTTGTTGGTGATGCAAATAAGACAGATGTTAAAACAATTGATATTGAAGTGAGCTTTAGATTCACCGAAAAAGAAATCGAAGAACATAAAATTGATGTTCCTGAGAACGCTAAAAGAGTAGGTCAATACGTTATGTTCGATAAGAAGTTTGAAAATCTAACATTATCTCCTAGACAAGATATGAAGATGGTAGAAGCTTTAATCGAAGTAAAACCATTGCTATTGGATGCAGAACAAATCCTAGACCCATATAAAGAAAAATTCCAAGAAATTGAGGAATATTACGGTCACAAATTCATTGAAGGAAAAGATGGAATCGTTACAACAGATGCAGATGATGAAGAAGTGAGCAAAACTATGGTTCAGATTTATGAAGCATATATGAAAGAAGCAAATGAACAGATTTTCCATTTATATGCTCAATCCTCTACAAATTTAGTTGATGGACTTTATAAAGTTGTTGCAATTTTCTTAGGATTAGATGAATTTTATGAAGATCACATGATGCAATATTCAGTTTTAACTTGCATGATTAGCCTAATTATCAAATATCCTGAATTATTTAATGAGGTAGAAACAGTTTTTATCAAATAATTGATAAGGGGGATGATAAAAAGGATTCAGTAAAAAAAGCAAAGTCTTATGTTGCAGAACTAAATCTTTATTCAACCATGGCTCATTATGTCGGTAAAATTCTAAAAATACGCCCCAATGAGATATTAGACCATTGGGGTGTTTCTGAATTAGTTGTAGCCTTTGGGTACTACGCAAATCTACAAAGCGATAAAACATGGAATGAAATTAACGAGGCAAATAAAAATTCTAAGAAGAAAATACCTCAGATTGACAGATATGCGGTTCATTTCATGCAGAAAACAGATTTAGCGAAGGAGTCCGAAGATGTCAGTACGTGAAGTCGGTGCTAGGTTAGTCCTTGACATTAAGGATGCCGAAGCAAGAATAAAACAACTTGAAAAAGAGTTAAAAGAAATTGAAAAGGTAAAGCTCAAATTTGATTCTAACACCCAAGAATTAGAAAAAATTAAGGCAAGATTAGAAGAAATAAAAAAAGAAAAGGAAGCTTTGGAAAGACAAAGACTTTCTTTAAAAGTTGATTTGGATAATCTAGCTAATTTAAAGAATCAATTATTGGATGTTAAAGATGATATTAGTGAACTTAAAAAAGAGCTATTAGCCTTGAGCAATAAAAAACTTTCTATTGATATTGATTTAAAAGCAAACGCCAATGAAATTCATGATGTCATGAATGACATGACAATAGGTGAAAATGATAGAAGCGACAAGCTTAAAGGATTATACAGTGCACGTGAAGCTCTCAAATACGATATGCGAGAGGTTGGCATTGAAATTGATGAAGTTCAAAAGAAAATTAACAATCTTAACAAAGAAAAAATTAAGATTGAAGCGAACATCAGTGAATTAAATGATGCTCAAAAATTGGTTGATGAGATTGATAATTCAATTGCGGATTTAGATAAAGAAAAAATCAAATTAGAAGCTGATTATTCTAAGTTAGAAGATACAAATAAAAAGCTAGATGAAACAATCGTAAAAGAGAATGATGTAAGAAACACAAAAGCGGATATTGAGTCACAAGTTATCGGCTATCAAGATAGTTTGAATAAACTAAACAATCTTCAAAACGCTGCTAAAGCCTTGAAAACTGCTAGTAAGATTACATTTGATGTTGGAAATAAAATGTCAAATCTAGGCTCTAGTATGTTGAACATTGCCAAGAATTTCCAAAACAATCCATTAGGAGATATTGGAAGATTCTTAGTACAAGGTGTTGGATATTCTAGTCTGTATAGATTGGTTTCAAGTACACAAAACGCAATTGGTGATGCATTATCAAATGGTGTTAAAAGATACGACACAATCAACGTTGCGAAAAGAACATTATCCACTGTAGTAGGTGATGTAGACGATTCTACAACGAAAATCCAAAAGATGATTGATAACCTAGATGAAAGCATTTTGGGCCTACCAACCACTTTAGATGATGCTCTAAGCCATGTTACGAGATTTACTTCAATCAATCACGATTTAGATAGGTCTCAAAAGCTATTCTCGGCAATTAATGATTCCATTTTAACATTTGGTGGTGATTCTGAGGGAGTAAACAATGCGGTTACTCAGTATTCTCAAATCATGGGTTCTAAAATGGATGCTCGTACATTGAGATCAATGGAAGATGCAGGTATGACACCAGCCTTAACTGCTATTGCAAAGAAATTTAATATGTCATTTGCAGAGTTTAGAGAAGCATTTACAGGGTCAAATCCAACTATTTCATTACAACAATTTGAAGATGCTCTGATTGAATTGGATGAAAAAGGCGGTGGTGGCCTAAATTCGTTGGCAACTATGGTTAAATCGTCTGTATCTACAATCTCAAACGCTTTTGACTTAATCCCTAAGAGATTTAGTAAAGCAGAAGAAAAGTGGTTAGGTGCATTAGATGAGGTTTCAACAGAATTGACGGGAGCTACAATCTATGGAAATATCTACAAACTTTCTCAAAAAGTCGAAGGCTTAGGAGATATAGGAGCGAACTTCATTAGAAGCCATAAAAAAGAAATTGGAGAAGGTATAGACTTCATTAAAACAAAGTTTACTGAATTGTGGAGCGTTTTAAAAACATTCAGTTTCAAAGATTTTGTTAGTGGATTCAAGCAAGGATTAGATGATTTCAAAGGAGCAATAGATTTCTTTAAACCTCTTGTTGGTGATCTATATGATTTTGCAAAAGATAAAATAACTGAAATGGGAGACGGAAGCTTTTCTAAAGGATTAGGACGTTTCGTATCAGACTACATCCAAATTGGTATTGGATTAAAGTATGCTGGTAAGTTAATGAAACTTGGAAGCGGTGGAATTAGTCTTTTAGGAGATTTATTAAACGTTTATTCAAAATTCAAAGGAAAGAGTTTCAATATTCCTTTCCTAGGAAAAATAGGAAGTAAATTCAGTTCTGTTAAAGATGTATTCAAGAGTTCAGATGAAATTACTGCTGCGGCGAGTACTCCAAAAACTTTTGATGCAGAAGGATTTAAAAATAAATTATCTTCATTAGCTATCATAGCTGGTGGGGCAGGAACAATTATTCTTTATTGTAAAGCGATAAAGGAAATTGAAAAGAATGTTCCAAATGACATTACTACATTGCCTATGCGATTAACAAATCTATTCTCTGTAATGGGATTGATGATGGGATCTAATACGATTAATGCAGGAGTTTCAAAAGCGTTAGATATGAACAATGCCTTAACAGGATTGGCAATGATGATTGGTCAAGGCGGAGCTTTATGGCTATTCGCAAAAGCTATGCAAGAGCTAGATAAAACTATGCCTGATGGATTCGACAAATTCAACGATAAGCTATTAGGTTTATTTGAGTGCATTGGCTCTATGACACTTATTACAGGTATTCAAGGCGGTGCTGGTGTCCTAACTGGTGGAATTTCTACATTGGCCCAAGTGCTAGGAATGATAACAACAACAGGACTAGCTGGTACATTGATTGCTTGTGCTAAAGCTATGCAAGAAGTCGATAAGAATGTTCCTTCAAACACAGAAGGTCTTAAAAAGAAAATCCAAGGAATTATGGATGTCATAGATATGTTTGAAGGCGGAGGAACATTGTCTTCTTGGTGGAGTCAAGTTATTAAAAGTTCTGAGTCTTTATGGAAGGACATGGAGACTTGGAATATTACTAGGATTCTAAATAAACTTGTTACTATTGGAGAATCAATTTCAAAAGTGCAAGGAATGAGTATTGACAGTAGTTCTTTCGACTATCAATTTGAAGAAATTCAAGAGGTTGTTAAGAATATTAATGATTTTAAGTTTCCTACAGTCAGTACATCAAGTGCAACAAACATTGCAGATGCAAACAGTATCGTTAAGAACTATACAAAAATGGCTTCTAGCCTTTCTGAAATGTCTAGTATCAATGGAAGTTCAATTAACGTTGATAATTGCACAAGCATTTTAAAGAATGTAGCTAGTGTTGTGGAATCAATGAAAAAGATTGTGTTTCCTGATGTTACAAAGAGTATTAAATCTAATTTAAACTCTACAAATGCTCAAGAGTTCCTAGATACATTAAAGATTTTGGAACAGATTGTTCCTGAATTTGGAAACTTGCAATCAACGATCACAAACAATCCTTTACCAAATGCAGATGATATTAAAAAGACAATCACTAGTATTTCCCAAGCGATTGGATATATTTCTGTAGCTGGTGTTGGAACAGGAAAAGACAAAAATATGTTGTCTTATAACTTGAGACAAATGCCTGATTCTAAGTTATTTAATAACGCACTAAAGGCGATTACAACTTTAGGTGATATAATCCTTAAATTTGGCACTTTAAACGTATATTCAACTAATTTCGACTTTGAAACACTGAAAGCCAATATTAAGAGTATTGGAAATGCAGTGAATGAAATGGCAACAAACAAAGGATTAACTGAAAATCTAGAGAATATGGACACAGTTAATAAGACTGTTTCTAAGTTGAAAAAAACGTGTGAAAGCTTAAATTCTATTGTTGGATTAAATATAGATTTCGTTAAGGTTGGAGAAGTCACAACAGGTATTCAGACATTCCTAAACAATGTTAAAGGATTGAAAGTTGGAGAAGCTACTACAGATGTTGTTACAGAGGTAAACTCAATTGTTACTTCCTTCCACAACATGGCCACAACTTTATCAAATATGAAATCTGAATTTAATACATCAGGTACAGATATGGCCAATGGAATTATTGAAGGTTTCAAAAGCATTGATATTGAAGGTTCATTTGGAACTAAGATTGATAATGCTAAAGCTTCATTGAAGAAGAAAAGTTTCACATCCGTAGGTAAGAAGTTTGGAAAAGATGTTGTGAGTGGATTCAGTGAAGGTATATCTAATATGTCTAGTTCAATCTCTAATCAGATTACTATGATGTATGGATATTCAACACGATTCACAGATTTAGGACAATACTTAGGAAGTGCATTTAAAAATGCGTTCAACAATCAATCAGGAAACATTAATACAGGTGGTACAACTACTCCTACAGTAAACAGAGGTAACGAATCAAAAGGAAACAATATAAAGTTTGCTAAAGGTGGCCCAGTTTACTTAAAACGAGGTGGACAACCAATTGTCATGAAGCCTAGTGGAACAGATACAGTACCAGCTATGTTGACTCCTGGTGAGTATGTAATGAAACGTAGTGCAGTTAAGAACGCAGGTCAAAGTTTCATGGATAAAGTAAATAACATGGATTTAAAAGGTGCGTTCAAAGAATTGTCTACTAGATATGGTTCTCAAGTTGGAAGTGTTGTTAATAAGAATGTGACTATCAACAATAATGATAATCGTGTTACGAATAACAGTATCGCTTTCAATGAAGGAAACGAAAGAAGGCAGGCTATCAAAGTAGGTAGATGCTTGAGAGGTTTGGCATAATGACTTGTTATAACTTAAACCCATTAAAAACATACGTTCAGTTCAATGATCTTGTAATAGACAGTGCGGAGGAGATTTCCTCTGCCTCTCTAAAGCAAGATACAAAGACTGCAACGCAAGAATATAGTTACGGGCATGGTAGTTATGTTGCTTTCCAAAAGAATCAACAGTTTCTTACGGAAGGTGACTTGTCCTTAACATTGAATTTTAATTATGAACATTTTCATGATGAAGATATAAGATTCCTACGTGACTATTTCAATTTGAATTTGCTTAAACCTGGAAGGTTATGGGCGATTCAAGATAACAAATTGATTTGGGCATGGGCCTATGTCACAGGATTTAGTGAAGATTACAAAAAATACCAAGGTTATCTATCAATGGATATTGATTTTAAACTTTGGGAAGGTGTATGGCATATTGCAGATACAAAGAAAACATTCTTAGTTCCTTACTCTGTTTGTAATATCCTTGATTGTGAGGATTTCAGAGATGCTCAAGAGTGCTTATCGTGTTGTGTTACTTGCCCTCCTGATATGGAAACTTGCAATTCGTGTTTATGCGATTGTGGAGACATTACAGAGGAAACATCTTTATGCGTAATGGGAACTAAAGCATTGGAAGATTTTATGAATTGTGGAAATTCATACAAGATTGTCTACGACTGCATAAAAGGTGAACAGATTTTCGGTGATGATTTGATTAAGAACAAAATCTGTAAAAAAGATTATTGTGTTGAGTCAATTGCTGGAAGATTCTACAGTGGAACAATATTAGATACAGATAAAGTAAAATTGATTCTAGATGGTAAATTCCAAAACCCTGAAATTGAAATCAACGGAAACAAAATGATGATTTTAGGTGAATATGATGGAATTTTAACACTTGATTCAAGTTGGAACTTATACTTTACTGCGGATGGATGTTGTGCATCAGAGGAAGTAGATTTAGATAATCTAGTTATCGAAGATGAATTTGGATTCACAGTACATCATGGAATGAATAGATTAGTGGTCACAGGCTCATGTTGTAAGATGGCTTGTGTATATATAGATGTTGATGAACTTACAAATTAAGGAGGCTTGCAGTGGCAAATGTAAAAAGTTATTGCACTGCTTGTGGAAAGTTAAAAGATAGCAGTGCAGAGTTTATCCAAAATGGTGTTACAGATTCAATTTGTACGTCTTTAGGAAACGATACAGGCTTAAATCCTGAGAATGGCAATAATACGTGTACAGACATGGAAAATGCCAATGATTGCCTTACAAAAGGCTTGTATGACATCATAGATGGATTTGATTTGTGTGATTGGAAATTATTCATGAGTCAATATGCTAACAATGATTACAACATGAAAGCAGCTATGATTTGTTGGATGTGTGGATTGCAAGACCAGTTGTATAATCTTCAACTTCAAAATTTGGCAATCGAAACTCAATACACTATTCAACAGTCTACACCTGGATTGAGTGTTGAAATTGACAGACAAGGTAATTTCACATTTAGGTATTCAGATTGGATTCATACAAGTGGATATACGAAAGTAGCGGACGGAGTTATTACGGGAAAAGTTGATTTTTGTATGAAGCCTAACAAAGATAAGAGTGCTACATACAAATTCAACAGTGTTACATTGAAACACTACTCATATAAAATGACTGGAGTTTCAGCAGGATCAGCTCCTACTATTTCAATTCGTGTTCCTAATAGGAGTGGATCGTTGGTATATCAGAAAATCACAAATGCTTCATTTGAAGAAGATATTAACAAAACAGTTGAATTAAGCATGAGTGGAACAGTAAAAGCTGGAGAAACAACAAATTGGTTGCAATTCCTTTCTATTTATGTTGATTGGGTAGAAGATGATGAAATATCTCTGCACACTCGTTTTGTAAATGATAACAAGGTGAATTTTGTTATCTGTAGAGATTAGGAGGTACACATAAATGAATAAAGATGTTTGTTCTGCTTGCGATTCTTTAAAAGCTACAAGCAGTAATTTCATTCAAAAAGGTGTAACAGATACTATTTGTGCAAATCTTAAAGCAAACCAAGGTTTTGAAAATAAGGGCCACAATAACTGTACAGATATGCACGATATGAACGATTGCTTATTAGGTGGATTGCTAGAAAAGATAGATACAACTGATGTCTGCGATGCAAAAGAAGCTATCAAAGATTTGGAAAAGAATTTAATCAGTATCATGGATGTAATGATTTGCTCTGATTGCGGCCAATGGGAAGAGATTGAGAAACTATGGGCAGAAATCCAAAAGATTTGGAATGCTATCAGAGCTTTACAAAATAAGGTTGGAAGTCTTGAAGGTAGTGTTGGTGATATGTACAGTGCAGTTGAAAAGATTCTTACGAACCTTAAAAACAGTGGTGCATGGAAACAAACGGGAGATACTGTATTTAAAGGAAAATTCAATGACGGAAGAAGTATTGCAACAGGTAACATCAATATCTTTGGTGGTACTCCTGATGGAAACTCATACATCCGCACGAATAACGGAAGTTCTGAGAATGATTTGGCTGGTGGTGTTTAATGGCATGGCAAAACTTTCATGGAGCTTACGATAACACAGGGCCATACGCAAACGTAGTATTAGGTGGAAATCCAGGCGATACCGCAGACTTTGGATTCCCACTTGCTATTGCCCATTCTAAAGGATATGGGAAAGGTATCAACTTTTCAGATGATGGAAACTATGGTGTTACGTTCACATTAGATTTAGTTGGATATGGTGTAACGGATGCTGGTCAATATACAGGAAACGGAAAGTATGTACAGTATGGTGGAAGATATAACTATATTTTGATCATTAGTGTTTCAAACAACAATAAAGCATCATGGAGAGAGATTTATAATCAAGTAATATTCTCTCATGCCGATACATGGCCATTGGCTTATTCATCAGGTTGGGAAACAGTAGCACAAAACAGTCAATGGAGTGGTAAGCTACAACTTCCAACAGATACAACACACGTTAAAGTTGAATTAAGAGGAGAAGATGCTACATTCCCTTACGAGAATATATATTCAATTCAACAGGTTATCCCTGATTTCAGACCATGGGCAGTAAGAAAAGGCGGTATATTCTATTCTTTGGATAGAGCTACAGGATGGTTTAAAAAGAGAGTTAAAGACTCTTGGGTAACTATTGGCAAGTACAGTGCCGATAAAGCAAATAAAGAAAACCAAGGGTCAAGTAGAATTAGAAAAAATGGTAAATGGGTAGGACAAGGCAAAATTGGTAGTTAGGAGTAAATATGATTCCTTACTTTGAAATATTAGAATTTGGAAAAGTTAAGAAAAGATTCAGAGAGGCTTTAAGCACAATCAGTTTTTCAAATGAGTTGATGACAGTACCTGAAATGCAAATCACAATTCCTAACGAATACTACGATTTAATCTCAGGAAGAAAAGAAATGCGAGTAATTATGGATTGTGGAGTTTTCTACGGAATGATTACCGACTATAAACCCTCTGTAAGTGGTTTAAACATATCTCTAACGCACGTAATTAACGAATGGACATATAGACAAGTCCCAACGAATTATGCGGTTAAAAACGCTCTTATAAAGAACGTATATGAAAGTGAAGATATGTATTATTCGACTCAGTGGAAGATGAATTTTGAAACTGAGATTGATAATGAAAAGATTGACTACGTTTATTCTAGACAATCTAAATTGGATGCACTTACTAAAACTTGCGAATTGACACCATCTGTTTATTGGAGAGTTCCTTTTACAAATGATAAGCAAGTTGAAGTTGGATATTTTGGAAAAAAACAACCTGTTATGCTTTCTAATAAGCCAACGTTAGGAAGAAACTACAGAATCATTGGCGAGCCAACAATGGAAACCGATTTTTCAGATGTTATCAACCTTGCTACAGTTTATGCTAATAAATCTGATAGTGGTATGTCATCTTTATCTCTGAGAGAAGTATATAACGATAAAAGCTTGCAGAACCCTAAGTTTCCTGTAGTTATTTTGAGATCAAACATAAATAACGAGCGTGATTATGAATATGTAGACTTTCCTAAATTAGCTCCTAACAATCAATTGGAATATTCCATTATTGATACAGAGTCGGTTGGATATGAAAGTGGTGTATTCATTGAAGGAACATTTGCTTTTGATGATTTATCTCCATTTAGCCTAGAGGATATGACAAAAGACTCTAAGGATTATAAATGGGTAATTCCTAAAGAACAGAGATATTTAACTGATACAGAGGAAATAAACAACGCTAAAGCCTTATGGCACTCTTTAAAAGATATTTGGAGTAAATCTGCTATTGCTGCTTTATGTGGTTCGTGTCATGTTGAATCGACATTAAATCCTAACTTGTATCAAATGGGGGATGTTCCCGATTCTCAAAAAGGATTTGGATTGGTTCAGTGGACTCCATATACAAGAATTACCAATTGGCTTGGTTCTCATGGGTATACAAGCTACACAATGTACGGAAAAGGGGAAGTAGCTAAGTTGGTTGAAGAATGGTCAACAAATGCTACAAATGGACCTTGGATTCCAACTTCTTCTTATAACATCACATTTCAACAATGGTCACACATGGAAGCCGATATGAATTACATGGTAATGGCTTTTATGGCAGATTATGAACGTGGCGATACATCTATTGATTTACAGTATCAAAAGCGTATTGAATTTGCTCAACGTATTTATGGTTTGATTCCTGAGTGGGAACAAGATGATAACGGAACTACAACAGATACAGATAAAACACAATCCCGTCCTTGGAACGCTCAGAATTTTATTAACACATGGAATGGTCAATCTATCGACATGGATGGTGTTCCTGTTGAACAACCATATCAATGTGTAGATGCATGGAAGAAAGCATTACAGACATTGAATTATCCCGACCCTACAAGAGCTATTGGCGGTGACGGATATGCAGATTACATTTGGTATAATAGAGATGAATTAGGTTATTCTCAATACTTTGATTATGTTAGTACACCTCAATTTGGTGATTGGTGCATATTCGGTAGAAGTGGTGACACACCTGCATCACACGTTGCAATGTACGTTTCAGATGCTGGCAATGGTAGAGCAAATTTCTTTGGCCAAAACCAACCTTATCCATATTGCAATACAACAACAATCAGTACATCAAATATCATTGGTATTTTCAGAGTAAAGAGCGTTTATGTACAACAAAGCATTGACCCTGAATCTACAAACGGAACGACTATCATTACTGATAACGATAGAATTTATGCAGCCAAGGTTGTGTATGATTGTGCTTGTAGAAAACTAATTAACGCAAGAAGAAAGTTTGCTATCAATACTTCTTGTGAAGCATTACCTAAAGAAGTAAACGTAGGTGATAGAATCAGATTTATTTATGATCTCAATTTGTTGCAATTAGGAAGTTGTAATAGATACATGAAACGTATTTTAAAACAAGATGATTGGTTCTATATCACAAGCCTACAAAGAGAAATAGATAAAACAGGAATTGAAATAGACACACTGACTCTAGAGAAATTCCTAAGAACAGATAGAGACGGAAAGAGTGAGTAGTTATGGATATTAGTAAGGCGATAAATATATTAGCTGATAGTGTCTATGATTTGAAAGAAAAAGGAAGATACAATTCCATTCAACGTAGAAACCATACAGTTGACTTTTATGGGTATGAGTTCCCTAGATGGGGATGTTCAAGTTCTAAACCAGCGGTAATAGGAATGTCAATTTCTCAGGATTTGATTTATTATGAGCGTTTTGAGTTTAAACTAGTAATAGATAATTCTACTGCTACAAACTTTAATATCGAGATTGAAGGAATAGACATGACACCATATTTCAAGCAACAATTCAATGGAGCGTGGATTACAGGCAATGGACTATGGCCTGGGCAATACTCTAATTTTGATGTTCTTAAAGCTTGTGGGTATCTTTCTGAAACCGAGAGAAACAGAATATTAGACCCAGGATATAAAACAATCAAAGTAACAGGAAATGGTAATTTTGATTGTACGTTAGTAAATTATCTTAAATATAGTCATGTAAACAGATAAGAGGTATCTATGAATAGATATGAACAAAGGATTGAAAACCTATCAAATCATGTAAAACAAAATCCTAGAGATTGGCAGTCTGCCATATCGCTATTGAAATTGAACAGTCAACAAATTGACTTTAAAAGAAAACAAAAACAACAGTCTGCTAGATTGTCTATCAAAGCATACAAAAAAGGAGGTTGTGTAGATGGAAAACAAATATAGCACTTCGGGAATTGGAGAAGATATTATCCGTAGTTTTACACAAATTGCAAGTGCAGAACTACACGCTAAAACCTTATTAGAAAAACGTATTTCTGAGGTTGAAAATGGATTAATTAGTGAAGAAGAAATTCCTGATAATTTAGAAAAGATTGAAGCACTAAAGGATGAAATTGATGATTACGCCAATATCAGACGGTCTCAAATGCTTTATCTATACAATTCTTTTGGAGGTAAAGGGGATAGAGAACAGTGGTGTTTAGTTAAACATTTAAGTATGGCTATGTACACTGCATTTGAAGCATATCAAGCTTCTGATAGAGACCCCGAATTATTGAATATTGCTTTGGAGATTAACAAGAAGTTCATTGAAGCTTGCACAAAATTCTTAGGTGTAGAAATAACTTCTTGTGCATCTTGTTTCGCAGATATTATGAAAGCTGGAGGAAAATAATATGCAACCTGTAGTATGTAATAAAGATATGGCGGTATCGTTTCCTTTAAAAGATGGTGATTGCGAATTTTGGCTAGAAATCGTTGATTCTGTCGATGATATTACTAATCCAAGTAGAGACCATGCTTATGTTGATTCAAAAGGATTGTTCTATATCTACAACGGAAAAGAAATTCAAGTAATCAATGACCATGCAAATTTAAAAATCAAATGGGGAAATATGATTGGCGATATTTCTAATCAATTGGATTTAATTGAAATTCTAAATCAATTCGTAAAGACAATTTCTGTAAACGGAACAAACATTGCTAAAGACAACGACAAAAACATTGCTATTCAAGTTCCTATCACAACTATTAAATTAGATGGAAACACGATTAGTCCTGTTGATTATATTGTCAATTTAGATTTAGCTAGTGTTTATGCAAAGAAAACTGAAATCCCTAAAAATGTATCTGAGCTTCAAAATGATGCTGGATATATTAAACAAGAAGTTGTAGATCAATTAGTACCTATTAAAACAATCAAGGTTAATGACGTAACGATACAACCTGATGAAAACCATGCAGTTAATATTGAATCAATTCGTTATAAAGTTGGAACTGCTGACCCAAACACGACAAATTGCCCTAACGGATATTTCTACTTTCAGATAGGAGACTAATCCATGGCTTATGTAGGTTATAACTGGGCATTACTAGCAAATCATCAAATTTGGTCATACAGTGGCAGATGTAATATGTATTTCCAAGTTTACGCATGGAGTGAACAAGATGTCGTAAACAATAGGTCTACAGTCCATACAAGAACGAGGATTTTGGTTGAAAATAAAAACCCAAGCTATTCAGGTTATTATGTTGAACAAGACTGGTCTGCTGGAGTTACAGGAGCACCAAATTATAGTGCTTATGCAAGATTTTCAGATGGTGGAGCTGGTACAAGCAAGGAATATGTTCTACAAAATGGTTCATTTACTGTTGACCATGATTCTAATGGTAATGCATCAAGCAAAATACATTATTGGTTTAATGGAAATTATACAGGAGCTATAGGAAGCCCTGAAAACACAAATGTAGTAGACATCTCACTTCCTAAAATTGATAGAACCGCAAACAGGGCAACAATAAGCAATGTTGGAAGTACATACAATACAATGTACTGCACAATTTCGGTTCCGTTTGAGTCCGTAGAGAATCAATGGAGTAGAGATGGCAGTAATTGGACAACGTGGAATAAATCAATAAAAGCCGATACTCCTTTTGTAGATACATGGACAGGATTAAACCCTAATACGACTTACACTTTCTATTATCGTTTCAAAAGAAAATATAATGGAGTTTGGAGTGAAGCGGTAAGTTTTACTGCGACCACTAAATATCCTAATGCTCCTTCAAAAGGAAGTGTTTCTTTAAGCTCGGTAACGTCCAATTCTGCAAAAGTTAGTTGGAGCGGATTCTCATTAGGAGATTTAGCTACTGATTATTATTATCAAACATCTAATGATGAAAAAAAATGGACAGATCAAGGTAAAGCGACAAGCTTAACTCTTAGTAATTTGAAACCTAATACAAACTATAAATTCTATGTAAGAATGGTCGATAACTATGGTCAACCTTCGTTAGCAGCTAGTACATCATTTACAACATTGAATCCTGAAAAACCAAACGTAGGTGGTATTGAATGTACACGATTAACACCGTTTGGCGGTATGTTTTCTTGGTATGGATTCTCTGTAAATGAAGGAGCTACAATAGACCATTACGAATATTCGCTAGACAATTCAAATTGGATTAATGTGGGAACTGATACGCAAACTCATTTAGACAACTTAAGCCCTGAAACAAGTTATACGTTATACGTTCGTATTGTTGATAACTTCGGATCTAAATCAGATAATGCTACATTTGATTTTAAAACATTGGTTGACCAATTGAAGATTGCATACAACTCAAATACGTATGAAGAAAACATCCTTACAAAAGACGGTGTGGATATCTTGGCTAAAAATGGAGATAACTTGATTGTTGATGTTCTTGGTAGAGAAAGGCTTAGAACTGCTAGAGTTTTCTACAACGAAAATGGAGTTATAAAGAAAATAAAAGCGGCTTATTTCAACAAGAAAGGTAATATTCTACGTTATAAAAACTATGGAAGTTAGGAGGTATATAAATGGGTGTTAGAATTGCAGAATTGCCTTCAAGCGAAGGCATTTCAAAAACAGATTTAATTATCGTCCAAGATAATGAATCTACCAAACAAGGTACAATCCAACAATTAGATGATTCTTTAGGCGTAAGTAGGCTTATAGAAGAATTTGAAGCGTTAGGATTATCTGTAGACGAAGAAGGATATATTGTTCAGGAGGTACAAGAATAATGGCAAAACACAGAATTTTAACAGATGAAACAGGAGAAAAAATTGTAAAAGCATTAAATATCATTGCTCAAAACGGAATTTCTTATCAATCAATGGATTGGCAGAAGGTAAGAACATTGATTGCAAATGGAGTCGGTGAAAGTGCGTTTGCTATTGGTACGCAGTTAATTGAAAAATGGACAGATACCGCAGATTCAAAAGAATACGATATGCCATGGCAAGTCAATCATTTTGAAGATATTACTTTAGAGGACGGAGAAGTTGTTCCTGGAATGTGGTTACAATCGCACTATACTTTGCCTTTTGGTATTCAATTTTCGCATCAGAGAGCGTTTCTAGCGTGTCCTGATGGACTTAGTGCTGGCACTTACAATTTTGATTTTGCTAAATCATGGGGAAATAACGTTAAACCAGGAATCAACTACCAATTCACTTTGACAAAGCCTGTAGAAAGAGGTGGTAGATTAGCTGGATGTTACGGAGCACCAGATACCGCACCTTCAAGTTGGAAAGTTTATTCATATGGTAAAGATGGAATCACACTAAACGAAACAGTCAATGTTACTGTTGGTAGTGGTGGAACAAATCTAGGGACAATCCCATATGATAGTAGAAGTGGAAATTTAAATTCTGCACAAGAAATGGCATATGGTTGGAACAGATGGAAAACATCTGCGTTACGACAATGGCTAAACTCAAGTAAGCCAAAAGGGCAATGGTGGACTCCACAAGATCAATGGGATATTTGTCCTGACCAATTAGCTTCTAAAGACGGATTCCTTTGTGGTATTCCTGAGGAAATGCTAAATTGTTTAAAAAAAGTAAAGGTTGTTACTTATGCTAATACTGTTAATGATGAAGGTGCAGAGGATATTACATACGACTATGTTACGTTACCTTCACTTTCTAAGATGTTCATTAAACCACAAACGAGTGGTGAAGGTGATGTTCACACCTATTGGAAAAGAAGAAGTGGACGTACAACACCTTGCGAATGGTGGACAGATTATCCAAATATGGTTGAGTATTCCGTTGCAAATAAAACATCACCTCAGTACGTCCGTTTGCGTTCAGCCTACCAAGGAGTTGCTTGTAGTACGTGGATTGTGTCCACTAGTGGCTATGTCAGCACCAGCTACGTTTCCTATGCGTATACGTTCGCCCCGATTGTTTATCAATTTAAACTATATGGTCAACCTTAGATGTTGATACGATTTGATATGTGTAAACAAGGAACCTCATCCCTGCTCATTAGAGCGAACAATACCGCAGAATATACATAAATCAGTGTATTTTGCCACCGATGTTAGAGCCTCTGAAAAAAAGATGGTAGCTAACTATGACGGAAGGAAACTATTATTTTGGAAATAAAAGAATATATTACAGACTACGATCAATTGTTTGATTCAATGTTAAAATGTAAGAAAAATGTATCTTGGAAACCTAGTGTTAAATCATTTGTGTTAAATGGTGTAGAAAATTGTTTGAAGATGGAAGAACAATTGCAAAATGATACATGGATAAACAGAAAGCCTAAACCGATTGTTGTTACATATCCAAAAAGAAGGGAGTGTTTAAGCATTCCTTTTAGGGATAGAGTTTATCAACGTAGTATTAACGATAATTCATTATATCCTCAAACAACAAAGCACTTTGTATATACAAATATAGCTTGTCAAAAGTTCAAAGGAACAAAGAAAGCTATGGATGTAATGAGACAATATCTTCATAGATATTACATCAACAACAAAACAAATGTTGGCTATGTTGTATGGATAGATATACATGGATATTATCAAAATATGAGACATAAAGATGTCAATGAATGTTTTTATAAGATGTGTGATTCAGATACTGCTAGTATGTCTAAAGATGTGTTAGATACACAATATTCAGGAGGCATTGGATATAATCCAGGTTCTCAAATGGTTCAGATAGCTGGTATAAGTTTACTGAATGAATTAGACCATTTCATCAAAGAAAAATTACATTGCAAAAGTTTCATAAGATATATGGATGATTCCTATTTGATTACAAATGACAAAGAAAAAGCGAAACAATGGAAGAAAATAGTTTGTGATAAGTTAATCGAATTAGGTTTTGAACCTAACCCAAAGAAAGCGAAAGTTCTAAGAATAGATAAAGGATTCATGTTTCTTGGATTTAAAGCTACATTATCAAAAACGGGCAAGGTGTATTACAACCTAAGTTCAGAAAATATAAAACATGAAAGGCGAAAATTAAAGAAACAAGTCATTAAAGCCAAGAAAGGCGAAATGACAAAAGAAGAAATTGATGCAAGCCTTCATAGTTGGAAATCACACGCAGAATTAGGTAATACGTACAAATTATTACAAAGAATAGATGCGTATTACGCTAATCTATGGAAGGAGATAAAAGTATGATTATCAAACAATTAGATGTTACTATCGAAAAACAAGCTCAAGAAGAATATCAAGCTTCACAAGTGCAATCTACAAAAGACGAATTGGAAAATCAAAAGTTTCTAACGGAATACGTTGCTTGTATGGCAGGTATCGAATTACCTATTGACGAAGAAGAAACGGAGGGAATGACTCATGTACAGGATTTTGAATAATCAGAAAATCAGAGTGATTGACGGAAAGTATAGCAAAGATAATTATATTTTCTTAGTAGAACAAGCTTATAAGAAAAAGAAAATCACTAAAGAAGAATATCAAGAGTTGATTGATTTTGAGTAATTTCGAGTATATTCAATATTTATTAGATATTATTGATAAGCAAAATAAAATCATCAAAGAACAGAATGAGATTCTATATATGAATGGAATTGATGTTTTGGACAAAGGGAAAGGGCGATAATGTACGTCCTTTTCTTTTCATTATATAATTGATATGCCATAAAACAGTACCTCAGAAAATATGAGAGAGATGAAATATTTTTGGAGGTGTGAATTTATGAATGTACAAGATTTTTTAACTTTATTACAGACTGCTGCTACTTTAGTTTGTGGTGGATTAGCTTTATATTTTAAATTCAGTACGAAAGCTAAAACTAAAGCAAAAGAAGTTCAAGAAGTGATTGCTAAAATTACTGCCCAAGCAGTGGTATACATTAAAGAAGCAGAGGACAACTACAAAGATACAACTAATGCAGGTGGCAATAAGTTTGAAGAAGTTGTTGGTAAGCTTTATGATCTAGTACCTGATGCATTGCATGGAATTATAACAAAAGAAATGATTAGTGAAATTGTTCAAAGTACTTTTGATGAAATTGAAGAATACGTTAAGATTCAATTAGATAATGGAATTGATAAAATCAACGTCAAAGGTGACTAATGGGAAAAGTTATCACTATTGATCTAGAATACGTTTTATGGCTTTTCGGGTTCATTGCTTCCGCTTGGGGAGTATTAAAGATTGTTAAAGAAGTGAAGAAACCTAATGACGATTTAAAAGAAACTGTTAGAAAACACGAAGAATGGTTAGTAAGAGACAATGATAGAATAAAATCAATTGAAAGTTTAGTTATCACACAAGAAGGGATCAAGAAAGAATTGAATGAACATTCTAGAAGGCTAGGAGAACATGAAGAAAGATTAGAAGAAGATAAGCAACGTGGTAATTTGACATTAAAAGCAAATATCGCAATCATCAACAATATGCTTTCTGAAAACGACAAAGATAAACTCCAAGAAACTAGAGATGAGATTCAAAACTTTCTGCTAGATAAAAACTAAGGAGGTTAAATAATGGGAACTCCACAAGAGTTTTATAACTATGCTCTCAATAAGGTTTTTAACAACAGAGGGCAAATAATGAACATTAATTATGTTCAAAGTGGTGAACCATATGGTGGCCAATGCGTTTCATTGATTCAAGGATTAATGGCATGGGGAGGAAAGCCATGCATTCCTCGTGGACACGCTCGTGATTGGTGGTTTAACAGAGCAAGCAATGGTGTATTAAGTTATTTTGATGTTGTTACAGGTGCTCCTCAAAATGGTGACGTAGGAGTATCTGTAGGCGGTGATGCAAGATATGGACATATATTTATCTATTGGGAAGGTAGAGCACTCTCTCAGAATGTTCTTGGAAACCCTAAAGCTATGTTATGGCCATTAAACTATCAAGGTGCTATTTGGGGATATTTAAGACCTAAATTCTATACAAATGCTTCTACATATGATGCTTCTCAATTAATTAAAGAGAATGGAATGGCCACATTTGAAAATGATACTGCTATCGTTATTCATAGAGATACACCAACAGGTGCTTCTTACGGAACATTTGTAAAGGGCGAAAAACAAGTCTATACAGAAAAATGGATTGGAAATGGACATAGATGGATTTCATGGATTCATACAAATGGAGTTAGATGTTTTGCAGCAGTAAGTGGTAGTGAATCATATGGTGTTGAACCATGGGCCACAATCGGTGCTCCTGAAACAAAAGATATCGAATTAACTCAGGAAGATGGAATTGCTGAATTTATTGTTGATGGTGTGCATAAGCACTACGACAATCCAAGTGGAGAAATTTTCGGTCAATGTAATTCAGGAGACAAGATTCGTTATTATTGGAAGTGCGTAACAAATGGACATAGATATGTTGTAGGTAAAGAAGGAGATAGAAAGTTCTTTGTTGCGGTGTCTGCTACAGAGGATAGAAGTCAAATGTGGGCGAAATTTAGTGCTCCTGATACAAATACTAAGGAAGATACGAAAGAGCCTTCTAAGCCTTCTACAGAGCCTTATAAACCGACTACAACGGATTACACTAAGAATGTTAAAGGATACGGAATTGATATTTCAGAACATAACAGTTCAGATATTGATTTATCAAAATATGACTTTGTTATCTTGCGTGCTTCCTATGGAGAACATACAGATAAGAAATTTGAATATTTTGCAGATAAATGTGAACAGTTAAAAATTCCTTATGGTGTTTATGTATATGATTATGCGTTAGATGATAGTCAAGCTAGAGCGGAAGCAGAGTATGTATATAATCTAATCAAAGACAGAAATGTACAATTAGGTGTATGGTTCGACATGGAAGATGCCGACAATTACAAGAAAAAAGCGGGTGTTCTTACTAAAGAAAGATGTTCTTTCTCTTGTAAAGTGTTCTGCGACTATATGAGTGCTAAAGGATATTATACAGGTGTCTATACTAGCACTAGTTGGTTAGGAACATTTGTAGAAACAACATATCCTATTTGGATTGCAAATTGGGGCACGAATGATGGTAATATTCAATCAGACCAATCTGGTGTAGGCGTTATTCATCAGTATGCAGCTAATCCAATCGACAAAGACATAATCTTCCATGATATTGATTTTTATAAGTCAAATCCTAAGAAAGATGAATCAAAAGACGATAAAAATGATGAAAATGGTTCAGAAAACAAAAAAGATGAACCAAATACAGATTCTAAAGACGATAATGTAAACAAAATCAATGTAACAGGAATCAATAAGTTGATTGAACTGTTGCTAAAGATCGTTGAAAAAATCGCTAATTTGTTCAAATAATTGTACATAATGTACTAAATTCAACATGAAATGATTGAAATTGCACAAAATGTGCAAAAATTACAATTAAATATAAAATCCTTCAACTATTTTTTTTATTTTTAAGCCTATGATTAATTTCATAGGCTTTTTTTGTGCTATAGTATAAGCACATAGATTAGTAGAGTGCACAATACGACCAATACCACAATATGGTATAATATCTATGCTTAGGGGAATACAATCGTATTCTTCTTTTTTTATGCATAAAAATATTTGTATTCATGATATAATCATGTTGCTAGGAAAAGTAGAGTGATAAAGGCCGAATCTCTCTTTTGTGTAGATAACATTGCAGACGTGTGATTGTATCTTCAATTTTCTCATGGCGGCACTAGCAAACAACAACAAAATGTGACAATTGCTAAAAGCTCCCCTTTTTAGAAAATGTCACCAAAACGATTCCATACCTAACACATCCAGGTATGGTTTTTGTTTTTTAACAAATCTTAAAATTTATATGATATATTATTGATGTGTTCTTCATGGATGGACACAACCCTTTCTAAGATAACTTTATGCAAAAGAGTCTCCTTACCAAGCGGGAGGCTTTTTTGTTTATATATGGTTTTGGCATAATGGCATAAATCATGTGGCATAACGTATGGAATATTTTTTTATGTTCAATTAAATAAAATATGGTCAAAAACGAGAAAATATGAGAACATAAAATAAACTAGAGGAATAAAAAATAAAGAAAAATAAAGAGCTAGAAACATATAAATATCATTCAACAAAAAGAA